GCCTCAACGATCAGCGGCGGAAGGCCCTCAAGGCCCGGCTCCGCGAGCTTGGCGGCATGGACGGCTGGACGGCCTGCCTCGAAAAAATCCGGGCAGGGCCGCTGCTGCTGGGCCAAGCCGGTAGCGGCTGGGTGGCCACGTTCGATTGGGTTCTGATCCCCAAAAACCTCACGAAAATCATGGAAGGCAACTATGACCGGCGCTCTAGCCCACAGCAGCAATCCACTCTCGAAACCATCTATCACGCTCTCGCCGGAGGGCTGGGAGAGGGCGAAAAAACGGCTGGCAGCGGTTGAAAACCTGACCGAGCATTCCGCGCTGATCGACGCGGGAAGCTGCGACCGGATCATTGCCACGGCGGACGCCAGCCTGCGCCCGTGCACACCCACGGAAGCCTTGGCGCTCTCGCTGGAACTGATCGGCTGCTACCCCGACCTGACCATGAGCGCGACACCGAAGCAACAGGCCGATCTCAAGGTTTATGGCGCGAAAATGGCCGAAGCCTTTGCTCAATTCAGCCCCGAGATCGGGCGAGTGATCGTCTCGACGCGGGCCGGTGTGGCTGGCTCGACACGATTCAAGCCGACTCCTGCGGACGTGGTGGCCTGTGGCAATGAGGAGGTGCAGTTGCGCCACAACATCAAGACCATGGCTTATCGGCACAAAGCTGAGGCTAAGCGCCGGGCGGAAGATCAGGCCGAGCGCGACAGGGCAGCATCGACGCCGCGCGATCCCGAGCGCGTGAAACGGGTTCTGGCGCAATACCACCTGAACAAGATCAACGACCCGTTTGAGCCTCGCAAGCCCACCCCCGCCGCTACGGAGGCCGCTTGACCCACTGGTGCATCGTCAGGACAGACCTTGCCTATGAGCAGCGGGTCGCGGCCGCCATAGAGCGCACCGGCTATCAGGTCTGGTGCCCCATGGAAACCCGTTCCAAGCGCATCACGGCCAAAAGCCGGTCAAGGGCGCGGGAGTGCTATGACGTGCCTCTGCTGCCCGGAATCTTCCTCGCTGCCGCTGAACCCATGCTCGAGGAGTTTCTCAGCGACGTGAAGGGATTTGACACCGTGGACCGCCAGCCGGGCAGCTATGCGTTGTGCCTGATCCCGGAGGCCCAGGTTGAGCAGTTCCGCCGTTATGTGGACGAGGCCAATGCGCAGACGCTGCAGCGGGCCGCTGCGGGATTGAAACCCAAGGGCAAGAAGAAATGGCTTCCGATTGGGGACATGAGCGTGGCGGAGGTTCTGGAGCGCATGTTCGGCGTGAAGCGGATCGAGGAGGCGCTTAGATGCTAGTGACCAGTATCACGAAACACCGGCTAAACCGGCTCAGAGAGGCGCGGGATATGCGCAAAGCAGGTTGGGAATTTGTGGATGAGCAAGGCGGCTCGCTTTGGGAAATCCACCGTGGCTGCCGCTTTGGGCAACGCATTGTCGAAGCAAAGCCATCTTGGAACGGCATGGGCATTTGGGTGCGTATTGAGAAACCAGCCGCTTAGCAACAAAACGGTTGCATGACACAACATCTTGTGGCATACGCTGATTTGCACGCATACGGGCTGATTGGTTCACGGCTATGCCGCCATGCCCCGCGAGCCGGATTCGCGCCGAAAAGCGAAGCATTGCCGAAATTCATAATGCGGCGTTGGAGCAGAAGCAGCTCGCCAGCCTCATAAGCTGGAGGTCGAGGGTGCAAGTCCCTCACCCGCAACCATTCCCCTCCCGCCCGGTCCTGCACACCGCCTCCCTCGTTGTCACAGCAGGTTCCCAGCGCGCCGGGAGGGGATACCCACAGGAGGCCAGATGCGTCGTCCCCCGCCTTGGTCAAACAGCCGATGGCAGCGGCTAGAAGCGCACGCGAGAGAACTGATGGCCAAGCAGCCGTGCAACGTCAATTACTACGATCAAGGCTACTGGGTGGCCGGACGCTACATGCTTGGCGCAAAGCGAACATTTCGCATCGATGTTGAGCCTCCAAAGCCCTTTCAGCCTGGCTATGCAGACTATGCCCGAGCCAAGGGGATAGCCTGATGGTCACTCCAGAACAAAAGCAGCCACATGTCTATCCCGAAGGCATGACGCGCGACACGTACCTCATCCGCTGCCGCCAGAACGCCATCGACTGCCTCGGGCGGCCAATTGATCACAAGCTCGCAAGCGTCCATCTGACAAACGCTCAATTCTGGATCGAGCGAGCATTGGAAGAAACCGATAATGGCTGGTGAAAGCGCATGGGACGATAACACCCGTGCTTACATCACAGAACAACTCGCTCTGGGCCGCTCTCTCCGTGACATCTGCCGCGAGAAGGACATGCCCTCCGAAGGCTTGGTGCGCAAATGGGCGAGGACTGAGGACGAGTTCGGTACGCAATACGCGCGCGCGAGAGAGATTGGCATGGACGCGCTTGCCGATGAAATCTTGGAGATTGCGGACGACACACAGCGAGACTTCAAGACGACGGCAGACGGGAAAGAGATTGTTGATCAGGAAGCAATCAATCGCGCCCGTCTTCGCGTCGATGCCCGCAAGTGGATCATGAGTAAGATTGCTCCCAAAACCTACGGGGAAAAGCTTGACCTCAACCATTCTGGGAGCATCGCCACCCTCTCCGAGTCTGCCGTTGACGCTCGCCTCGCTCAGCTACTCGGAAAAGCTGGAGGCGATGCAGCTTCTGGAGCGGAAGGCGAGAATCCGGGCGGAGACAAGGCTTAGGCGGTACCACCCCTATCCAAAGCAGATCGAGTTCCACTCTGCGGGCGCAACCTATCGCGAGCGCCTGTTCATGGCAGGAAACCAGCTTGGCAAGACGCTGGCGGGCGCTGCCGAGGCTGCAATGCACCTTTCGGGTCAGTATCCTGACTGGTGGCGGGGCAAGCGGTATGACCGGCCCATCGTCATGCTGGCCGGTTCTGAATCCTACGAGCTGACGCGCGACGGCGTTCAACGATTGCTCGTCGGGCCGCCGGAGCAAGAGGAAAACTGGGGCACCGGCTTCATTCCAGGCGCTGCCATTGTCGGCACGGACCGCCGGACAGGCGTGCCAAACGGGCTTGAGAACGTCGCGGTGCGCCATGTGTCGGGCGGCATCAGCGTTTGCCAGTTCAAGGCATACGAGCAGGGCCGCAGCAAGTGGCAGGCATCAACCGTCGATTATGTCTGGTTCGATGAAGAGCCGCCCGAGGACGTTTATTTCGAAGGCATCACCCGCACGAACGCCACGAAAGGCCTGATTGCCATTACCTTCACGCCGCTCAAGGGCATGTCAACCGTGGTGGCGCGCTTTCTCATGGAGACTTCACCGGACCGCCACGTCATTTCGATGACGATTGATGACGCCGAGCACTTCACGCCGGAAGAGCGGGCCAAGATCATCGCCAGCTATCCGCCGCACGAGCGTGAAGCGAGAACCAAGGGCATCCCGTCGCTGGGAAGTGGGCGCATCTTCCCGATTGCCGAGGAACAGATTGTCTGCGAGCCGTTCTCGATCCCGGCTTCATGGCCGCAGATCGGCGGCATGGATTTCGGTTACGACCATCCGTTCGGAGCGGTGCGGTGCGCATGGGATCGGGAAAACGACTGCTTCTATGTCATCTCGAATTACCGCGAGCGCGAATCCACGCCGATCATTCATGCCGCAGCGGTGAAGCCATGGGGCGAGTGGGTCATCTGGGCTTGGCCGCACGATGGCTTGCAGCATGACAAGGGCAGCGGTGAACAGCTTGCGGAGTTGTATCGCAGGCAGGGCCTCAAGTTGACGCCCGAGCGCGCCACTTTCGAGGACGGCACAAACGGCGTTGAGGCTGGGCTGCTCGACATGCTGGAGCGGATGCAGACCGGGCGCTGGAAGGTGTTCACGGGTTGCCGGGAATGGCTGGAAGAGTTCCGGCTTTATCATCGCAAGGACGGCAAGGTTGTGAAAGAGCGCGATGACGTGATCTCCGCCTCCCGCTACGCGCTGATGATGAAGCGGTTCGCTGGCGTGAAGCCTCAGAGCACGAAAGACACGTTCAAGCCCCGAAAGGTGGTTTAGCCATTGTCAAAAGACATTGAGGCCATCGCGGCGGCGGTTGAAACCTTCGCAGCGGATGCAATCGCATGGAACGGCGAACGCTCCACGGATCGCATACAGGCCATCGAATATTATGACGGCACGATGCGCGACACGCCTTCCGATGATGGCCGGTCCAGCATTGTCAGCCGTGATTTCCGCGCCGCCACCAAGAAGGTGCTGCCAGCCATTGTGCGCACCATCCTCGGCAGTGACCGCGTGGTGGAATACGAGCCTGTGGGGCGAGAGGATGAACCTGGCGCGGCCCAGTCCACCGATTTCGTCAACGAGGTCGTGATGCCGGAAAGCGGCGGCGAGAGTGTCATTCATGACGCCGTGCATGATGCGCTCCGCGTCCGTAACGGCATCATCAAATATTGGTGGGACCGGAAGAAGGACACGAAGGTCACGCGCCATTCCGGCCTGACACCGGAGGAAGTCGCAGTTCTCGCCAGCGTTGACAGCGTGCAGGTGTTGGAACAAGAGCCAGCACCGGACGGCACGATCAGCTTGAAACTGCGGCGCACGATCAACGATGGCCGTGTCTCCATGGCGTGCATCCCGGCAGAGGAATTCTTCATCGATCGTGACGCGCGGTGCATTGAGGACGCCTATTTCTGCGCGCACAACCAGCAGCTTCGCCGCTCCGCTCTCATTGCCATGGGTTATGACCGCGACCGCGTGTGGGATTTGCCCGCATGGCAGCGCAAGTCCAACGATCAGCAAAGCGAGGAACAGACGCGGCGCGACGACACGGTTGACCGCCGCACCACGGACAATCGCAAGGAACTCGATGAGATCGACTTCTGGGAGTGCTTTGTCCGCATTGATGAGGACGGCGACGGCATTGCCGAATTGCGCCGCATGGTGTTCGTCGGCGGGTGGCAGGCGCTCAACCTGTTCGAGGATGAGGAAACCGACGAGGCTCCGTTTGCGGATATCGTGATCGAACGCAGGCCGCATGAGTGGCTGGGCCGCAGCCTGTTTGATGACATCTACGAGGTCCAGCGCGTCAAGACGGTGCTGACCCGCAGCACGCTCGATAACATTTACTGGCAGAACAATCCGCAGCCCATCGTGGTTCGTGATGTGATCGAGAACATGGATTCGGTCAACAATCCGGGCTTCGGCCAGCCCATCGTCATCAAGTCCGGCATGGATGCCACCAAGGCCGTGGGTTTTAACACCGTGCCATTCGTTGGTGCCCAGTCCTTCGAGATGCTGGGCTACATGGACAACATGCTCAAGGACCGCACCGGCATTTCCGATGCGTCTGGGGGCCTGCCGCCCGATGCGTTGCAGAACGTCACGGCCAAGGCTTCGGCGCTCTATGAGCAGGCCGCGATCAGCCAGGTCGAGTTGATGGTGCGCAATGTCGCCGTGGGCCTGCGCCGCCTGTTTCGGGGCATTCTCAAGCTGGTGATCCAGCATCAGGACAAGCCGCGCACGGTGAGGCTGCGCAACACATGGGTCGAGGTCGATCCGCGCTCATGGAATGCCGACATGGACGCTATGATCAATGTCGGCCTTGGGGCGGGCACGCGCGAGCGGGACATGATGGCAATGCAGGTCGTGACCGGCGTGCAGACGAAGTTTCTGGAAAGCCTTGGGGCGGCAAACAATCCCTTCGTGACGCCAGAGAACCTTTATAACGGAGCCGCCAAGCTGTTTCAGGCCGCCGGCATCCGCAACATCGACATGTTCCTGACCAAGCCCGTTCCGCAAGCGGTGCAGGCACTCATTGCCCAGAAGGCCCAGCAGCCCAGCCCGGAACAGATCAAGGCGCAGGCCGCCATTCAGGTCAAGCAGGTCGAAGCGCAGGTGCACACGCAGACCGAGGCCGCGAAGGCCGCGGCGAACCGCGACAAGGAACAGGCACAGATGCAGGCCGATCTTGTCACCACGCAGGCGCAGACTGAAAGCGATGAGCGCATTGCTAATCTTGAGGCGCAGAACAAGATGGCCATCGAGATGAACAAGATTGCGGCGCAGCAGCAGATCGAGCGAGAGAAGATGGCCAATCAGGCCAGCATCGCACAGGCCCAGCGCGAGCATGAGGCCGCGCACCCCAAGCCGGTGAGCAACAATGGATGACGCCCAGCGCCGCGCCCATGCGGAGATGCTGTTGAGCGATCCGGTGTTTGTCGAAATCATGGACGATCTGGAGCGCACCGCCATCAATCGCCTGCTGGCTGCGCCTGCAAAGGATCATGAGGGACGGTTAGCGGCGGCGACGGAGGCTAATGCCATCCGCGCCGTGCGCAGCCGCCTCACGGCACTGACAGAACAGCCGCAGAAGAAACGCGCGGCAGCCTAATCGGCTCGGGAAGCCTTGACGCCAATCCCAAGCCTGATCCGCCCGGAATGATCCGCGCGGCAATCCCCTGAAAGGGACACCACATGACGGAAGCAGCCGCCAACGCGGGCCTCGCGCCTGCGAGCGATAGCGTTCAACCCTCCAACGACCTCAACGACCCCGCCAACCTGAACTTTGCCGATCCCGACGAGGACAACGAAAGCCAGGAACAGCCGGGGATTGATCCCAACGGTGAGACGGATGAGGCCCAGCCCGACGAGGCAGGCCAAGAGGCCGACGACAGCGAGCAAGCACCAGAAGCCGACGACGCCAAGGACGATGCAGAGGTAATCCCTGCCGCCAGCGAAGTCAGCGTTCCCGAGGATGCGCTCGTAACCCTTGAGAACGGCGAGAAGGTGCGCTTCGGCGACCTTCGCAAATCGCCCATGTTCGAAAAGGACTACCGCCACAAGACGCAGGAACTGGGCAACCAGCGCCGGGCGCTTGAAGAGCGGTCAAACCGGACGGTTCAGGTGATCGAGAACCTCTCGAACTTCCTGACAGAATTGCTCCCGCAGGAGCCTTCCACCCATCTCGCGCTGACGGACCCCGGCGAATACACCCGCCAGAAGGCCGTCTATGACGCTGCCGTGTCGCGCGTGTCCAGCCTCATGCAGGTGAAGGACACCGCCAAGGCCGTCGTGAAGGAACTCACCGAGGAACAGCGAGCCACCGCCGTACGCGAGGCCAACGCCTTTCTCGAAGCACGCCTTCCGCAAATCCGCGACCCCAAGGCCCGCGAGGCTTGGGGTAAGCAGAATTGGGACACCGCGCTGCACTTCCAGTTTACGCCGGAAGAGTTGCGCGCCAACACCGATCCCCGCCTGCTTTGGATGGGCCATTACGCTGCTCTGGGCCTCAAGGCCGAAAAGGCAGCGCAGACCGCGAAGGCAAAACTTGCCGCCGCCCCCGTTGCAACACCGGCCAAGAAAGCCGCTGCATCGAAGGGCGATCCGCAGTTCCTGCAAAACAAGGAAGCAATGCGCAAGCTGACCAAGTCGGGTTCGATCCACGACGCGATGAAAGTCAACTTCTGAAAACCGTCCGGGCTGTCTCCAACTCAACCTTAGAGGAGCAAGCCCATGGCTGCCGTAACCAACACCTTTGTCGCTGCGAGCGCGAAGGGCAACCGCGAACAGCTTTCGGATGTCGTGTCCCGTATCGACCCGGAAGATACCCCGATCTACACCATGCTCCCGAAGGAAGATGCCACGAACGTGTTTCCGGAATGGGAAACCGACTCGCTGGCGGCTCCCGGCGCGAACGCACAGGCTGAAGGCGACGATTATACCTTCGGTGCAACGCTCGCCGCCGTGCGTATGCGGAACTACACGCAGATTTTCCGCAAGGACGGCATCATCTCCAAGACGCAGGACGCGACGAACAACGCGGGCAACGTCGAGCAGGTGAAGTACCAGAAGCTCAAGAAGGGCGTCGAGCTTCGCAAGGACATCGAATACACGCTTGTGGCCAACACCGCATCGGTGGGCGGCTCCACGCGCTATCTCGGCTCCCTGCCGTCATGGATTACCTCCAACGTGTCCCGAAACTCCGGTTCCAACGGTGGCTACAACACCGGCACGAACCTGACAGTTGCGGAAACCCCCGGCACGCAGCGCGCGTTCACACAGACGCTGCTCGATACCGTGGCGATGTCCGGTTTCAACAATGGCGCGAACTTCAAGAAGCTCGTTGTTTCGCCCTACGTGAAGTCGGTGTTCGTGACATTCATGTCCAACTCCAACGTGGCGACCTATCGCTACAATGTGGACGATGGCCGTGAAAACAGCATCGTGTCGAATGCCGATTACTACGAGGGACCGTTCGGCAAGCTGATGGTGGTGCCGAACCGCGTCATGGCCGGTGCTGCTGGTCTTGCCCGCCGCGCCTTCTTCTTCGATCCCGATTTTGCGTCCTTCATGTGGCTCCGCAAGATCGCCGAGGACAAGGACATCGCCAACACGGGTGACGCGCAGAAGTTCGTCATCCTCGGCGAGGGCACCCTCAAGGTGAAGAACGAGAAGGGCCTTGGCGTCGTGGCCGACCTGTTCGGCTTGACCGCCTCAACCTGACGCGCACGGGGCGGAGCGATTGTGCTCCGCCCTTTTCACATCATCAGCACAAGGAATTCCTCCCATGTCCACCCATTTCCGTCTTGGGTCTGGCACCGCCACGGCTACGTCCGGCGCTGCCACGCTCGCCAACCGCTTCGGCGCGATCACCTCTGAATCGCTCTCGACCGCTGCTGGCGCACTCTACACGCTCACCATCACCAACACGCAGGTCGCCGCTGGCGATCTGTGCAT